GAGCGAGGAGGAGGTCCGCGACCTCCAAGCCGCGCGGAACATTGCTGAGTCCTGATCGCATTCCTCCTCCTCTCCTCCGCCCCGCGCCGTGTGCGCGGGGCGTTGTCGTGCGGCTGGCGGGTCAGGGTGTGGCGCGCGGCCGGCGGACGGCGGTCACGCGGCGAGCGCCGTCTCGGGCTGGGCGTGCCGGTCGATGTCTTCGCCGGTGATGGCTTCGACGAGGGCGCAGACCAAGATCTCGGCCATGTTGGGCGGGACGGCGTTGCCGTACTGGCGGACGCGTTCGCGCTTGGAGCCAAGGACGATGTACTCGTCGGCGAAGCTCATGGCCCGCCCGATCTCGTGGGGCTCGAGCATCCGGAAGAGCACGTCGTCGATGTCGACGTGGCCTTCGATGACGGCGATCCGCGAGTCCGGCGTGACGAGCCCGTGATGGTTGCCGGACGCCGTCACAGTGGCCAGGGCCTCCGTGACCGGCCGGGCAACGCTGCCGCCCCCGCGGAGTTCGGCGATGAACGGCAGCCACGCCAGTCCGGTCTCGTTACGGGCGGTCTGCGTGCGCAGCGGCAGCAGAGCCGTGTTCGCCTCTTTACCGTCGCGGCCTTCGACCGGGACCATCAGCGGCGGAATGGCCAGGGCCTTGGTCATGGTCGCGGTCTGCGTGGTCAGCGGCGCGTCAACGGGCCACGTGCGCACGCCGGGGCGCCGTTCGAAGGTGTTGCCCGCGGCCTCGAGCGTGATCGGCCGGCCGAAGCGCGCGATGCCAGCCTGGATGCGGGCCAGGGTCTTGTCGGCCAGCGGCTTGATGCGGTCGCCGATGCGCTGTCCGGGGAGGGTCCAGTCGATGCAGGCGGCTGCGGGCAGGGTCTCGGGCTCGAGCAGCTGGTAGCGGCAGGTGGCGTTCGGGCAGCGGTAGACGTACTGCTGGCGGTAGCGGCCCATGTCGCGGCCTGGCCGCTTGAACACCTGCATGGCGTCGACGTGCTGCCCGCACTTGTCGCACCAGGCGCGCGGGCGCAGCCACTTGTTCCAGTCCGGTGTCCGCCCCAGGCTCTTGTGCCAGTAGGCGACGAAAAGGCGATCACGGGACTGCGGTGCCTGGTGCACGGACCTTGGGTGGGCGTGCATCGCGTTGAGCGCGATGATCCGGGTGTCGTAGCCGAGCTTGCGGATCTCGCCGAGCCAGCGGTCCCACTGGTCCCAGGCGCGGACGTCGACGACGTTCTCGACGATCCCGGCCTTGACGAGGCCGCCGCGCTCGGCGACCCCGCGCAGGTAGAGGGGGACTTCTTCCATGAGGGCGCGGGACTCTTCCTCCGCGGTCGGCTGCTCCTCCTCCTTGTCTTCGAGGAGGGAGAACAGGTCTCCTTGCATGGCGGTGTCGAAGTCGCGCCGCTTGCCCTTGGCCACGGACCAGTTGGTGCACTCCGGGGATGCCCAGAAGATGTCGGTGACGGGCCAGTCCCAGACGGGGGCTTTGCGGATGTCGCCCTGGTAGTGGTCGGTGTCGGGGAAGTTCGCGGCGTGGGATTCGATGGCGCGCAGCCAGTGGTTCGCGGCCCTGGTGACGCGCACTCCGGGGACTGCGTGGACGCCCTGGCTGGAGCCGCCAGCGCCGCAAAACCAGTCCATGACAGTGAGCGCGTCGTTGTCGTGGCGGTACATCACGCCGCGGCCTCCAGTCCGGCCTTGGCCGTCTTCTCCTGCTGGGTGCGGTCGCGTTTCTTGCCGGTGCGCCATTCCTGGACGATCTGGCGGACGGTGCTGATGGAGACCTCGTTGTCGAGCCGGTCGAGGATCTGCTCGGGGGTGTTGCCGCACCAGGCGAGGTGGATGATCTCCTCGCGGCGCAGCTGGGCCCGCTCGTGGAAATTGAGTACGCGGTCGCCCAGGTCCGGCTTTGCGTTCGGGTCGTCGATCGCATCGTCGTCCCAAGCCGCAGGCGGTACCCAGCCGTTGGCGCGGGCGAGGTTTCGGATCTTCTTGTACGTTCCGGCGCTGACGCCGTGCTGGCGGGGGTCCTGGTTCCACAGCCGGTCGTATGCGGCGGCTACGGCCACGGCGGTGGTGCCGTAGATGCTGGGCTGCCGCAGGATCGCGTTGACGTACACGGGGTGCAGTCCGAAGTGCGGTCCGAGGCGGAGCTGGGGCCAGCCGTTGGCCATGAGGGCTTGGATGCGACGGTGGGTGCCGGTGGGGTCGACGTAGTAGGCGACGATGTTTTCCGCCTTGACGCTGTAGATGCTTTGGGCGTTGAGGAGGCGGATTTTTTCGGCGCGGCCTCGGCCGGGGCCGCGGGTGTAGAGGAGTCCGCTGACGACGGCGAAGCTGATTCCGGCGTGTTCGGCGATACGTTGGACGGAGACGCCGGCGGCCATGAGGTTGCGGACGTGGCGGCGGACCGGTTCGGCGTCGACGAGGGGGCCCTTTGCGGGGTTGGAGCTCACGGCTTCTCCTTCCGGGTGGCGGTGGGCTGGTTGGCGATGTGGCGGCATTCCGAGAGGAGTTCGGGGTCGCGGCCGGGGGTGTTGTCGGGGGCGGCGGGCAGGTGCCGCTTGCCGCCTGTGAGGCGCCGGTAGGTGTGTCCGGCTGCGGCGAGGAGGGCGCCGACGGCGATCCAGGCGGGCACGATCCAGAAGAGGTTGGCCATCACGACGCCTCCCCGAGTCCGTCGAAGGAGAGTTGTTCCTCACGCGGAAGGGCCAGGTCGACGACGTCCGCTTGCCGCTGCTCTTCCGCCTTGGTGATCGGCTTTGCGAGAAGCTCGGCGAGGGCGTCGAACTCCGCCATGGCGTCGCGGAGGTTGGCGCGGATCTCGTCGAGGATGTCGGCGGGCGACTGGAACTCGCGCTCCGACTCTTTGGGGACATCGCGGGCGGGCCAGACGGTGGGCTTTGCGTCCGCTGGGCGGGTCGCCGGGATGGTGACGAGCACGGTGGGGACGTCGGTGCCGGACTCGGCGAACGCCCCGGCTGGGACGGCCTCGACGGTTCCGCCGCGGGTTTCGACAAGCGCCCGGAACTTCGCGGTCTTGGCGCTGTGCTGGGTGACCGTCCACGACATGACGGCGGCCAGCAGGCCGTTGGTCTTGAGGAAGCGGAGCGCGTGCGTGACGTGCTCCATGTCGGCGCCGCGGGTGAACGGCGGGTTCATCACGACCCGGTCGTAGCGGGGCTGCGGGGTCACCGCGAGGAAGTCGCCGACCTGCAGTGTCCGGGCTGTTCCGGACTCGGCGAGGGCTGCGGCGTAACCGGGGTCCTGCTCGATGCAGTCCACGACGGCGCCGCCTTCGACCACTGCGGCGGCGATGGCGCCGGAGCCGGCCGACGGCTCCAGCACCTCCATGCCCGGCTTCAGGTCCGCCAGCTCGAGGAGACGGGCCACTACCGGGGTCGGGGTGGGGAAGTACTGCGCTTGCTGCCGCTTCTCCCGCAGCGTGACGACCTGCCCTGTCGCGATGACCGGGGCGATCGCTTCGGCGGCTTCGATCGGGAACACGTGAGCCTGGGCGTTCTTCGTCCAGCGGCCTCCGACGGCTTCCAGCACCTCGTTGACGTGCTGGTACAGCCGGGGGTCCATGCGGGGGCCGGTGAGAACGAGGCGGTTCCCGTCGATCTCGGTGCGGTCCCTAAGCACGGTGAGGATGTCGGCGGTCAGCTTCATCACGCCACCTGCTGTCGGTAGCTGGCGGTGCCGATCCACTGGCGGCACAGCGAGCGGTGGACGGTGGCCCGGGTGGAGGGGACGACTCCGGCGTGCTCGATGACTCCGGCGCGGGCGGCGTTGTTGAACGCGGCACCCCAGCGGGCGGGGCTGTCGGGCTCGTCGATGAGTCCTTCGGCGATCAGGTCGGCGGCCTGGAACGGGATGCCGCGCTTGGCCATGAGCTCTATCGCCGAGCGGCAGGCGGTCGCCCAGTCCGGCGGGGTGTTCGCCGCGGCGCGGGCTATGCCGTCCGTCTTCGCGGCCTCCCCCGCCTGCGCGGACATGGTGCCCTGCGGCGGCTCCGGGAACTGCAGCTGTGTCATGACATGGTTTCCTTGTCGGGTGAAGGGGCCGGCCGCCTTGCCCGCGGCCGGCCTCCGGCGTGTGCGGGCTACTGCTCGGTGGGCTCGGGGTTGGTGTTGAGCCAGGCGAGGAGCGGGGCGGCGATGTCGCGGGCGCCGACCGGCCGCTTGATGACCTTGCGGTGGAGGTCCGGGCACCGGGACTTGAGGACTTCGAGGGTGTTCTCGAGGTCCATTGACACGGCGACGTCGAACTCGTACTCGATGCCTTTGCGTTGCTCGGGCCGCATCCCAACCCGCTCGGGCTTGCCGCCGTTCAGCACCCACTCGGTGTAGGAGCGCATCGAGCAGACGACGTGGCCGGGGTAGGCGAGTATCGCGGCGACCATGTCGTTCTGGATCGGGGTGCCGTCCTTCCAGCCGGCGAACTTGTTGCCGCCGTACCGGCTGCTGGCCTTCTCGACCTGGTCGAGGGTGCCGTCGGTGCCCTTCCAGAAGTGGGAGAGGCTGTCGACGAACACGGTGGGGTAGCCGGCCTGG